GTATCGGTCATTGGTTGAACGCAGACAGCGACAACGCTTTGAGCAAACTGGAATTTCTACAGATGGGTACGAATTGAATGGTGGGGCCATCACCGCACTACGCCAAGCCATTGCAGAGGCAGAGAATATATCAAAGGAAATTTTGAAAATAATAGAGTAAAAAATTTGGGTAGCGAGAAGCATTGGTGACTTCAGCAGACTGTAAATCTGTCGCCTTAGGCATACGGGGTTCGAATCCCTGGCTACCCACCAATAATAGGTGAATAATGGAACTAGAAGCAAAACACTATGATACGATAATGGACTGCCTCGATGAGTTTGATTTTGAGCGAGTCCATACCGTAATGAAATACCTCAATTGGACTTGGTCCGATGTAAAGGGAGTGCCAGAAATAACTGACCTCCGTAAGCATTGTAGGAAGTATCTACAAGAAGTGATTCGTGGTGCATTAGAACGAGAAAAAGAAGGTGGCCAATATATCATGGGCAGCGGTGGGTTTCGCTTTGAATCCAAGGTATATCCAGATGGTTTTCTATGGCTAAGAATGTCCTTTGATATTGCTGATTGGGATAACTCAGAATGATAGTCTGTATATGCCGCCAGATAGATGACCAAGACTATACCAAAGAAGAATTAAAAGAGATTATAATGGCTGATAATTTCCAATGTGGCCAATGCCAATTATATTATGAATTAGGGCTAGACCAAGACAATGGACAAGAATAAGTAGGTAGTAACCAGATTGTAGTAATCCACCTGAAATCCGATGCCTGGCGTATATAAAGAAAAAAACTGTAAATTCTGTAATAAACTCTATCGTAAGAGAGGGTTATACTGTAGCCAATCGTGTGCCTCATATGACCGAGAACCAACCGATGCTCAGCGAAAGAATATGCGAAAGGTTGCGATAGAGTATAATCAAACACCTGAAGCCATCGCTAAACAAAAACAAATCAATACACCGCTCGCCTCTCTGACCGCTGATGATTACGCAATAGAGATTCCAGATATAAAGACCTTAGATGATTTTACCGATTATATTGACGGTTATAATAAGGCAGAGGATTGGTAATGTCCCGATCAGTAAATTTTCAGTATAATTCGAAGATTTAATGATAAAATGTCCCGATCAGTAAATTTCTATAAGTTAGTAACCACTCACATACTGTTGTTCCTATACAACACACCCCCTTGACAATCCCTCCAACCATGTTATACTCCCACCATTGAATAACGGAGATATTATGCCTAGATTTTCTGATGACCTAAATGACAACCTGCGTGATTTTGCCGAAGATGCTGAAGCCATGGGTTTCGATGAGCTTGTGAAGCAGATTGAGGATGATGAGGATGACGATATGATGTTAGCACTAGGCCCTCGAGCTTTTGGTCCTGATGCTGGTGACGATGATTGTGATGGTCTATTCTATTGGGATTTGAAGTAATGCGAAAGAAGCGTAATGACCGAAATTATGTCCTATACCGTGTGACAGCGGATGGGCAAGAGTATATCGGTTTGACCGTGGCAATTGGCCGTGCTTTTCTCCGCTCGGTAAAGGTACGGTTACAGAAGCACTCGAGTCGTGCTAAATGTGAGAATAAAGCCTGGGCCTTTTGTGAGGCGCTCCGGGTTGCTGAGAGCGTAGAGTATGAGGTATTAGAGGTTGTGCGTGGTCGTAAGGCAGCCTACCAATTAGAGCGTGATTATATTCGCCAGTATAACCCTGAATTAAATACTTTTTAAACTGGATATACTGGAAGTAAGTGAGTGCATACTAACCAAATAGCTGTTGTATCGGCGCAACAACCCACCAAATAATGCTTGCTTTCCTGGCCGACCGTGTTAATATGGTACCGTTGATTGATTGATTGGAGAATATATGAGAGATAATGCTGATTTGATTCCTGTAAGCCCCGCTGTGATCCTGCGAATTTCACCAGAGCGTGCCATGAATATCGCCGCCGCTAATGTTCGCAACCCTGATTCCATCGGCTCGCTAATTGCATCCTCTACTAAAAGAATTCAAAAGCTAACCGATGAAATTGAACGGTTAGAAGCCATGCTTTGTGTATATGACCTAGAACCAAAAAAAGTAAAGGTTTCAAAGCGTGTCGCAAAAGTCCCGAAGTATGCTCGTGGAGTGACCAAGTGATTATCTTAGAATTCGCTACGCTGTTCCTTGGCTGCACCGCTATTGTCCTTATAATGAAACCTTGGAGTTTAAATTGAGAACCAAAGTAATTATTGAAGGGTTGAATAATACCCAAAAGTTCCGTGCCATAATTAATGAAATTATGGTCGGTGATTGCCAAGTGAAAGACCTGATGAGCAGTCGCTTTCCCCACCAAGCGCAAAGGGCCGCAGTATGGGAAGCGCTTGTGGAAATTGCCATGCGAAAACGCCATGGAGTGAAGATGATTGGTTTTGCTGGTGTTCGCCAAGGTTTTAATGTTCAAGTTGATTTAGTTTAAGGAGTATAATATGGGTATGTTTAAAAGCCTAGTGATTGAAATATGTGAATTATATAAACAGGGACTGGATGCACCCACCATCGCATCCATTCTGAATATGCCAGTCCATGAAGTGGGCTATGTGATTGATGAATATGCTGAGGAGTTCTGCGAATGATGCTAGTGATTGAAACCCAACGCTACGAAAATTATGGCACCGAAACCGACCCGTATTGGAAGGCCAAGGGTGGATCGTCATATAAGATCCTAGGCGTACCAACCAATGCTGACCAGAATGAGGTGGTTAGCATGGTGCGTGGAGAGATTGAAACCAACAATGCTTTCCTGCAAGAAACCATTATTGGTTATGGTATGGAGGCGGACGATTACCTGTCCGACTTTGAACGCTCGCAGCTAGAATATGATGGCGACATAGAATTCCCTGAGCCCTTTATATTGTATAGTGACTTATGTATGGCGTAAAACAGCGTGGATACAGTTGGAAGGAGTCCTCTACAGCAGGTCTACTTTTGTTCTAGATTCCTTCAATCGCTGTTCTTTACCAGTTATTTTCGCTTTTCCATACCAGAGCTTACACAAATTTTTTTTCGGAGGAAATTTTGCTTGGATTCGTTTTTGGGTTTATAACGGGCACTCTGTTTGCCCTTACTACTATTTTCGTTGGCATTTTGTCGTTTATCTCATAGGATACTTACCATGGAATTTTTTATGTTATTACTGATTGCCTCTCTATTCACCATATATCTGATAGGCTTAACTGTGACCCTCTGCTTCCGTCGCTGGGGTATACATGATTATATGCACTACACTAAGGAAGAACAATGAATACAGTAAATGAAAGAAAACTAGCACTCTCAAAGGCCATGAGAGTATTTGAGAAGGAATCGAATCTATTAAATATCCTCTATACCTATTCAGAGTGTATTAAAGAATTGGCCTCAGATAGACCAGATGATTTTTTTAAGGTAATGAATATGTTACAGAAGGAAACGGTATGAGTGATGAGAAACCTTGGGTCAAGTCTTATTGCGGGGGTAAACCTAACTACTGCACCCCTGAAGTCACCCATGAAGTCACCCATGAAGTCACAGGGGAAGCCTTCGTCTTAGACCGTGGTTGCTGGGAGCGTGGCTGTGTTGCCTACGATGAGCGAGATGGTGATGGCGTAACCATATCAGCAACACTTGTCAAAGGAGAAAATGTGAAGGTTGTAATTAATCGTGACTTTGGTGGGTTTGGTCTAAGTGATGAAGCAATAAGAATGTACCTCACTCGAACAAATCAGGTATGGGAAGAAGAAGTTCGGCAGCCCTCTGGTATGACTTTGTTTTGGTTAGATAAGGCCAATGATAAGTTATTTTGGGATGGAGATATAAACAGAAGCGATCCGATATTGGTGGAAATCGTGGAGACCTTGAAACCGAAAAAGGCGAGTGGGCAGTATGCGTCTTTGAAAGTTGTTGAAATTCCTGGTGATGTGGTTTGGGAAATTAAGGAGTATGATGGTATGGAACATATTGCGGAGGTACATAGAACATGGTACTAGGTTATGCTCTTGTGGCCTTTTTGGCGGCTGTAAGTTTAATGACAGGAACAGTAGAGCCAATGATATTAGCACTTGTTGGTGCGTTTCTACTGATATTGATTGAATGGGCGAAAAAATGACAAGTGATTTAATTCAAACTCGGCGGCAGTATCGTGCGGTCTATACGAACTGGCCATCCGAATTAATTGTAGCGCACCTGATTGTCCTTGATTGCAAGGTCGAGGAAATGAAATCGGATGATATGATTGAGGCAAGGCGCCTGATGGATGAAAAAATGCCTGCCTGGAAGAGGTAAGTGACCACTTACTTACTGTTGTATGGAAACAACACACCCCCTTGACATTTCTGCCTTGTTGGTGTATAATGGTTATATTAATTAATTGAGAAAGGTTTATATTATGTTTAAAAAATTGTTTATTATCTCCTCTGTTGTAATGTTGTCTGCTTGTAGTTCCGTACCGTTGCAAAAAACGGAAGATGCACCTACGATTAAAACCGAATTTCTCGGTGGTTCAATTAAGGTGTCTTATGATAAATCGACCGGCGAAGTAAAGCTTCTTGAATCGATGGCAACGGCAAAGCTTGTTAGCACTCTGCCAAATGCCGTTGATGAATCGTTTATCGTGGCTACTTTGAGAGCACGGAAGCAAATCGTTGAGTTTATGAAAACGGAAATCGAGTCTGAGAAATTCAGCGAAGCCATCTTTGATACCTTGCAAAAGTCCGAAGTTGCAAACAAAGACAAAAGCTCTGAAGTGAATCACAACATTTCCCAGGCTGTCAGGCAGAGTATTCGCCAGAAATCAAATGGCATTCTGAAAGGCACCTATGTTTCAGAAAAAGTTTACGATGATTCGACCAAAACGGTTCGTGTGATTGTTCGGTCAAGTGACCAAGATGTTGAGGTTGCAAAGCGTGTTTCTCGTATGATGGGTAACTAATATGATTAAAAAAATAATTGCATTGGTCTGCTTTACGGCGACCAGTGCGTTATCTGCCGCTCCCGTTTGGACTGCCATGGACCTTGTGTCTTTGGCAATTCACGGTGTGCGGTTTTCTTTTTCTGATTTAGTACCAAAAGAAATTACCGTTGACGCTACAGGCTACGGTAAAACACAAGAAGAAGCAGTCAATAACGCATTGGTAATTGCTGTACAAAAAGGCATTGGTGTGCTTGTTGTTTCAGATGCAACCGTTTCTGGCGACAAAGTGATTCGTGATCTCGCCGCCACATATTCATCTGGTGTTGTCAATAGTTTTGAAATACTCGTATGTGGAAACGGTGGTTGTACTATTCGTGCCAAGGTTTCACCAGCAAGATTTCAGCGTAAACTCATGGCGGATTCAAATGTCGTTCAAGTGAATGGCAAAGACCTCCATGCACAACATATGACAGCGCAAAATGTTTTGAAGCAACGGATAAAGCTGACTGAATACTATTTCTCTCAGTTGCACCAATCTGGTTTAGATATAAAAGTAAAGAGTGTAGGATTGGCACCGGTTGCCACGCCATTGGCACCAGTAGGCGGGCCCGCAAATGCTACTATTCTTATGGACTATGAAGTGCGAATGAATCCTGAATTCAAAAAGGATTTCATTTCGTTTTTACAACGCTTAGAGAAAGATACAAATGGAAAAACTGAGAATCATCAGCAGGTCTATATTCAATGGGGTCCAACGGGCTTTTTTGACAATCGGGTATTCATTAATGCGTACAGCCCGGATTTTAGGGTTATGATGGAAAGATACCTTGCTGCACCAATTTCAATTGGCATTAGAGAAGTTGGTATATGTGAGAGATTTGAACCGCCAGGCGGTAATGTAATGACCGTTGATTGGTATGGTTTTAGAAAGACAAAATATATTACTGTGCCTGTAAACAAATTACAAAATGTAAAATCTTTAACTGTTTCGATAGGCTGTTAAAATGGAATTGTGTTGTAAAATTAAATGGATTGCTACGGCTGTCACACTTGCTGGCGCCATAGCGACCGCATTGATGTATGATCCGCTCAACATTTATCTGTTAAATCTTGGTGCGTTTTTGTTTTTGATTTGGGGTTATATGATTAAAGACAAGGCGATGATTACAGTAAATGCTGGCCTTTTGTTTATTTACATTATTGGAATTATGGTGAGGTTATGAATAGTGTTTTTGCATTAATGATTATTACGGCCGCCGGTGTTGTTGAAGCACCAAATACATTTGCCACAATGGCAGAGTGCCAAGCCGTTGTTAAACGGGTTCAGCGTGAAACATATTGTATTGAAAAGAAACCTGTCAATGTCGAAAGTGAACTAAGTAAATTTATAGCACTATTTAAAAATATGCAAAAGGAAATGGACAATGCAAATAGACAACAGTTTTAGAGGCACGGAAAGTTTTAATACTTTTCTTGCTTGGTGGCAGGAAAGAATTGGTACAGCAAAAGAAAGAAATTTACCAGGAATGCCAGATTTTTTTGAGGTGTGGAATGCTCGACAATCCACTATTGATGCATTGAGAAAAGAAAATGATGAACTTAAAAATAAAATTGCAAGTCTTGAAGCCAAAAAATGAAATAGCAAAAGATTTGCGGTCTCCTAAATATCGTATGCGTGTGGCACAAAGTGCTAAACAGTATTCTCGCAAAGATTCTAAAACCGCAATTCTAAAGGAACTCTCATATGGATAAGAAGTCTACGGAGTTTGATGGCATTTATTTTTTGCCAGGAGAAGAAGAAGGTGAATTAGTAATTTCATACTTTGATTTTAAACAAGAAATGGCAAATGCCATACAAATTGAATCGACACAACTTGGCCCAAAATATCATATTGCATTTTTTAAGCGAGGTGAAGATGGTATGCCAGAGTTTGATGCTTCGTTTGAGGCAATTCTAGCATGCCCAAAAACATACATCCAAAATTTGGCTGGTGCAGGCATTTATGGTTGTGCGGTAAAAAAGACCAACAAATCGCAAAAATGGTTTGAAGATTACCTCGAGCGAACAGTTGGTCGTGTTACAATAAACAAGATGATCGGTACATTAAAATCTATTTTAGAAACTAAATGATGAAAGTGAGTTCGTTATGCCTAATTGGTGCAATAATACATTTGAGTTAGTAGCGCCCAAAGAGAAAGTCCGTGAGTTCGAATCTTTCCTAAACGAAAAAAATGGTAAGGATTGGTTTGATTTCTTTCTACCGTGTCCTGAAGAATTAAAAGATGGTGGTGCTGTAAGTTTCCATGATGAGCCAAAGCCAGATTTAGTAGAAAAATATGGTGCCTCTGATTGGTACACATGGTCTGTAAACAATTGGGGTTGTAAATGGAACTGTGACGCACAAGATTGGAATGTGGATGATTATGATGATGAAAATCTAAGCATCAAGTTTTGGTTCGATTCGCCATGGGGACCACCAACAGAGTTATACAACTTCATTGATGACCAAGATGGCCTGAATGTCTTTGCGAATTTCCATGAAGAAGGAATGGCCTTTGTAGGTAAATTTGAGTATGGTGATATTGAGCAGTATGAGTATTCTGACCTTGAATCGCTTGATATGATTCCTGATGACATGATTGAAGAATGGAATCTGCGTGAAATGCTTGAAGAGCGTGCCGAATGGGAAGAAGAAGATGAGGAAGAAGATGAAATCTTTGAGGATGTCAATAAAACCGGAGGAAAATGGTAATGGCAAGTCAAGTTGATACAAAAGAAGGTCGTGATTGGACAACAGCTTTACTAAAAACACAAGAAGTGACAATTTCGTTCACAAAAAAAGACGGAACAGAGCGAAAAATGCTCTGCACTCTTGCTGAAAACAAAATTCCTAGCGAAAAAATGCCAAAAAACAGCGGAAAATCAAAATCCGATGATGCACTTGCTGTTTTTGATGTTGAAAAAAATGACTGGCGCAGTTTTCGCTGGGATTCCGTAACAAAAATTGATTTTAAAATTTAGGAAAAATGAAAATGAGTGAAAAAAAGCGTTTTGCAGTTGAAACTTTGTCATCTTTTGCTGAAGTTCATGTAGTTTACGCAAAAGATGAAGAAGAAGCAAAGAAAATTGCGGCTAATGCTGATTACAATACATCAAAATGGCTTGGTCAGCAAGTAGTCCGTATTCGTGATTGCGGAAAAAAGCAAATTGAGCGTTATAAACAAGAAGATAAGTATTTTTTCGATGGTGCTGCGATGATTGACGATGAAAATTTCGTGGTTTATACTGACCTTGATGGAAAAGTAATCAATGAACATATGTCAAAAGTATATGTTGGTGAGCTGTGATTCCAAAAAAAGTCCACATTACATGGAAAACAAAAGACATACTTGAAAGTGACCATCCTTTGGTCACATACGGTATTGGCCGCTTACATAAAATGAATCCTGATTGGACATTTGAAGTAAGTGATGATGCTGACATTGATAATTATTTGAAAGCATTTTTACCTTCAGCTGATTTTAATTTAATTAAAGATAACAAGATGCCACATAAAAGTGATTTATGGCGTCTTTTAAAGATTTACAACGAAGGCGGTTTGTATATTGACATTGATAAATTATGTAATGTGAGTTTAAATGACCTAGTTGATGATGGCACAATGTGGGTTTTGCCTTTTTGTCGTGATTATGATTTCTCACAAGATTTTATTATGAGTGAACCTGAAAATCCAGTTATAGCTGGAACAATTAGGTTATTCTTACAGCGAAAAAGAGAAGGAATCACTAACGATTATTTTCTTGGCGCACAAACCTATATGCACGCTATAACAATGGCTATTGTTGGTCGTGTTGTGAATACGGATCCTGGTGTTGAAGCGATGGAGGAAATAAGGTCTGTTTTAAAAACAATGCCTTTTGTGAAAATATACAGAGAAGATCCTCCTTACAACACCATTGTGTATAATGGTAATGATGTAGCAGATTTAGAAAGTTTAAAAAGAGATTTTTATGCCAAGGCCGGTGTTAAACATTGGACTGGTGAATGGTAATTGCTCTGTTAGTTAAATGGTATAACAGTTGATTTGTAATCATCAATTGGCAGTTCGATTCTGTCACGGAGCACCAACTATCGGAGATTAGCGCAGTCTGGTAGCGCATCTGCTTTGGGAGCAGAGGGTCGTAGGTTCGAATCCTACATCTCCGACCAAAAGGAAAATAAATGTCAGGAAAAGGAAGTAAACCAAGACCATTGAGTGTTGATCAAAAAACATTTGATGATAATTGGAATAAAATCTTTAGTAAACCAGATAATTGGGATCATTATAGTGATTTACCAAGCCCAAACTCATACCAAGACATACTTTCAACGGAAGATTGTGTCTTAGACGCTTTAGATAAAATCCGACCATAGTTAAATGGAGATAACAAGGGATTTCTAATCCCTCGTTCCGGGTTCGATTCCTGGTGGTCGGGCCAGACAGGCACCAGTAGCTTAATGGTAAAGCAGGCGACTCATAATCGCTTGAGTGTGGGTTCAATTCCTACCTGGTGCACCAACTTTACTAAATAGCAAGTTATTTGAATTTTGTCGGTCTTGTGGTTTATAGTATGCGAATCATAAGAAAGGCAAGTATGAAACGATTATTGGTCTCAATCATTATGATTGTGGCTGCACCGTCAGTTTACGCACAAACCGTAATTGACACCACTACAAGATCCACATCTGAAACAACCGTTAACAGTCCACCTCCAACGGCGGTGGCTCCATCTATTACAACCATCAACAATGATGTTTGCGCCGTAGCTGCATCTGGCGCAGTACAAACTCAAATTCTTGGTATCTCTATGGGCGGCACAATGAGAGATATGAATTGCGAAAGAATTAAACTAGCAAAAAATCTTTATGATATGGGTATGAAAGTTGCCGCAGTAGCAACTCTATGCCAAGATGAGCGTATTTTTACGGCTATGAATGCCGCAGGAACTCCATGTCCAGTTGAAGGTAAAATTGGTACCGATGCTAAAGATGAATGGGAAAAAAGAGGAGTTACAACAAAAAGTTCAGACATTGGATTTTATGGTGTTTCTGCACCAAAGCAATTAAAGAAACCTGAAGAAAAGAAAGGTGAGTTTCTCTGCAAAGATTATGCAGGCGATGACCCATTAATAAAACAGAGATTAGGTTGCAAGTGAAAAAGTATTTACTGTTCCTAATATTTTTGTGTAATGTGTCTTACGCACAGGTGGTGGGTACACAACCATCACCTAATGCTACATATACACAATCACAAGATGTATTAAATCCAACAGTAAATGCTTGGACTGGAACTGTTCAAGGTCAAAATGCGGGATTCTCTGGTGGCACTACACCAGCATTTAATCCTAGCACAAACACAATTATATTTGGTTACACAACAGCATCTGCCACACAAACAGTTGGCATCAATTCAGCTCTTGCAACTGCCGGCACAGGATTAAAAATTGGTGGTTACACCTATACTTGGAATATTAACAATGATATTGCAACTGGCCAATACGGGACATTATCAAGCACAATTACATTGAAAGATGCATCAGGATCAACTTTACAATCTTATAATGCCAATTATCCTCAAATGCCTAACGCCGGGTTTATAACATACTCTGGTACTCAATGGTTTCCGCAAGATTATTCTTTAGCAAGTGTATCAGATTTAGAAGTGAAGTTTACAGGAAAAGATGCTAAATTTTGGGCAGGATATTATGGCCCACAAGTTAGAAATCCATCTTTGAAATTAGAATATACAGTAGACCTTTGTGTTTCTAATCCTTTATCAGACCCATCTTGTCCTGGTTATGCTGCAGCTTATCAAACGCAACAATGCACATTAAATCCACTTTTTGATCCATCGTGCCCAAATTACACTACAGCCCAATGTAATATCAATCCTTTGTTTTCACAAGTTTGTTCAGGTTATCAGGCTGCATTTCTAGCACAACAATGCTCTTTAAATCCATTGTATGATAAGTCATGTCCAGGTTATGCAGCTGCCTATGCTTCATCTCAACAAACACAACAATGTACCTCAGATCCTTTGTATAGCACTTCATGTCCAAATTATGCTGAAGAATATGCAAAGAAAAATGTTCTAGGTATTTCTACAACAAGCACAACACAAACAACAAACTCATCATCGAAAACGGAAGCAACAACAACTGTTTCTAATGAAGGTAAAGTAAAAACGGAAGTTTCAAAAACAGGTGATAGCAATGTTGATAGTGTAATTGAAACAAAAACCACATCTGCTTCTCCAAGTGATACAACTGCGAGTGTGAAATTAACTTCACCATCAACAGGAGGCCAAAATGTTGGTACTCAAACAGACACCCAAACGCAACAAACAAAAACCGAAACAAAGGCCGCATCATCCACAAATCAACAACAAACAACCAGAACCGCAAGAACAGAGCGAAACGAACAAAGACTTGGAACTAATGAAGGTAAATCTAATATTGAAATGAAACAAGCTTCTCAAGAAAAAGCAAGAGAAGAAATGAAAAAAGTTGAAACCTCTAAATCATTTGAAAATCAAGTAGCAATTCAACCTAATGTAATTAGTGCCATGAGTTTTGTTCCAGGTTTTAATAGTTACGCACAGTCAACTGTTCCTGATATTTTACAGAAACAATTACAAAAACAGTATGGCAGAGATGTGATAGACAATCGTAATGCTGGTCGTAGAATGTTCGGTGGGTCTGATAGATTACACGAAGAAATGATTAACCAACAATACAGATGACAAGCACACTATTTGAATCTTTTATGATTTTCTATCTCTTAGAAGTTTTGGTTCTAAGCATAATAGCATTTCAAGTGTTTAGAGAAATGAAACAAGAAGAAACTGAAGAAAATATAAAAACTGATCAAGATAAAAAAGGTCCTTCTGCGGCTGACATGATAAAAATGAGGGCCTTAGCTAAAGAAATGGAGAGGCAGAGCAAGTGAGTGACCTCAACGAAGTAAGTAAAAATTTAAACTCTCTTAAAGAAGCTCAGAAACTTGGAAAAGATACTGCAAGAATTGTTACTGATATACAATCTGATAACAATGAAGCTGTAAAGCAGGCACAGAAAAAGAGAGAATTAGAAAAAAAACAAAAAGAAAAAATGTATATAAATGCTGAGTTGCAAGCATTTGAGAAGTTTCAAGCAGAACAAGAACGAAAAGAAATGCTTCAAAAAATGGAGAAGGATGTAATCAACAAATATGGCAAAGAAGCGTGGCAAAGAGTTCAACAACTAAAAGAAGAAATCAATAAATCAAATGAAGAAGAAATGAAACTTGTACAGAAAGATAAAGATAAAGTAAATGACCTTTTTTGGTGGATATTAGGAATTGTTTCCATTTTGGTTTATATGTTTAAGGTTTATAAAGTATGAGGCCAGCACATTGGTTTGCAGCGTTTTGTGTCATAGCTAGTTTTTTGGGGCTTTGGCTGGAGCATCAATATAATCAAATAACCAAATACGAAATAAGGAAGTAAAATGGCAGAAAAAAATATAGACAAACAAGTAGAAAAATTAGAAGAAGGCATGAAGAAGTATGCTAGTAAAGATACTGTTATTAGCGTTGGCGGTTATGACTTCACACCAGCAAAATTAATGATTGCTGGTACTATCGTTTCTACAGTTCTTGGCGGTTTATACGGAGCTTTCGAAGTTTATAAATCATACCAAGATATGCAAAAAAAGATTCAGAATTATATAGCACCAGATTTGACAGAGATTGAAAAGAAGTTGGCTATTGTGGAAGAAAATTCTGCAAAGTCTACTGATTACACCCGTGATATTAAGAATGATATGAAAAACGACATTCGCCGCTTAGAGAAGGTCGTTGAGCAGGTTGAGCGTGACAGTAAGCAATTGGCTCGTGAAACGGACCAAGACATTCGTAATCTTCGTAAGGAAGTAGATAATAAGATCCAAAAAGCAATGGATAATCCATTAGCTAAATAATAAGGAACAATTATGAAGAAAATATGGTTTGTATGGTTGATGCCTTTATTCGTTCTAACAGGTTGTAGTGAGAGATACCGTTATCCGTGCCAAGATCCTGAAAATTGGAATGAAAAATTGTGTCAGAAGCCATTTTGTAGTGCCAACGGAACTTGTCCAGAGGATTTAAGACACTACGAAAAAGAAGGAACGAAAACGAATTTTAATGCACCACAATCTATGGTGAATAATAAAGGAGTATGTAAATGATAGATAGTCTTTTTAGAGGTGAAAAATATACCAATGATGAATTGAATGCTCGTTTAAAATTCTTCATTGGTCTTATATTAGGTTTAACATTATTTGGTATTGTATTTGTTGTTTTGTATTCATTGATTTTTGTTACACAACCAATGAATGGTATGAGCCCGGTAGATAATAAGTTTTTTGAACTCATTATTCCAATCGCAACTTTCCTAACTGGTACTTTGTCTGGTATTATGTTGGCAGGTGATGATAAAGAGTTAAGAGCAAAAGCGATTGATGCAGCATCTAAGTCTGCACCGCCGCCATCGTCAACACCTCCAATGGCACCAAGGCCATTCACACCAACTGCACCAACATTTTCTGCACCTGCAGCAAGTCCATTTGCGGCCGCACCAGGACCAGTTACGACAGGTTTTGGTGGCAAGTTAGCACCACCGCCTGCACATGAGCCAGAACTATGATGCCCTGGATGTTTGATATGTGGGTAATAATGTGTTTAGAAATGTGGTACATGCCGTATAAAATGATTACCCAAATGAAATAAAAAATTGCCTGCCTGTTGTTACGGTACAACAGGCAGGTTGACATAGATACTATATTATGATAGGATGTGGAATCTAGTGAAAAATGGAGTTTTATAATGGCAAGAATTATTGATGCGAATTTGGCTTTTGTTGGCAACGAACCAAAATTTTCGGTTGAATTGTCATCAATGGATATGATTAAAACTTTGTCGTGGTATTCTCAAAACAAAGATACAAAGGATGCCGTTAAGTGGGCAACCGAGTATTTCAAAAAGAAACAGAAGCTTGATGTTTCTTCCGTAATTAAAAATTATCCATCAACATTTGGTTTTATCTGTCGCATTGTTTTAAATGGCGGCCAACTTTGTATGAAAGATCAAATTTGGTTCGATGATATTGTTAAAAAAATAAAACAACAATTAAACGAACCTGTTATTGTTGAAGATAAACCAAAAGCGGTTGTCATTAATATACAAGAGCGTATTCGAGCCAAGGCCGATGATTGTATTGCTGAATTAGAAGGCCAAGTAGATGATTTAATCTCATCTGGTTTTTCTGCCAATTCACAACCATATGCCGTGTTTCACACTCTGAGTATTAAAGATGCTCAGACAAAGTTTATTGTTGAATGGGCTAAAGGTAAAAGAATTGAGTTTGATGAAATAATGAATACAGATGATAAAGACTTAAAAGAAGCGTATTCAAACTTCACCAAACCACAATTGAAGAAGATGATTGCGTATTTTGACCAAGTGATTCTGGATTGTCAAAAGGTTTCTGGTGAATCTACCAAATCACGCAAGCCACGCAAGCGCAAGGCCAAGTCGCCTGAACAATTGACGGCGAAGATGAATTTTATGCCTGAGTTTAAAGAGTTGAAGTTGACATCCGTAAAACCTATTGATATAATTGGTTGTATGGCATTATGGGTGTATAATACAAAGACCCGTAAACTTGGTGTGTATCATGCTGAAGATGCTGGTGGTCTATCAGTAAAAGGTTCATCGATTCTGAATTTCGTAGAAAGTAAATCAATTCAGAAAAAGTTGCGTAAGCCAGATGAGATGTTGCCTGAAGTATTAAATGGTGGTAAAGTATTTCTTCGTAATGTGATGGAGAGTATTCGTGCTGTTGACAGTAAGTTGACAGGTCGTATTAATGCAGATACTATTTTATTGAAAGTGACAAAATGAAAGTACATATGATTGATCCGCCAGGCGGATGGAAATATGGGTTTCCAAAAGTTGTGCCAAGTCCTGCACCAGAAGATATGATGGCTTGGCTTGTAAGTGAAGGTTATCCACAAGAACAAATTGACATGATGGGTGACCATTTCTATTGCAGACATTGGGAGGAAGAAGATGACAATACATCTGAATGATGACAGAGATTATACCGAAATCGTAGAAGGTTGGGTGCGTGAATTCATTTGCACTATGGATGATGGTCATCTAGAACCTGGTGATGAATCTGGTGACGCTCCATTTGGTGTAAAAATCATTTTCGATGGTTATGGTTACGATGAAGAAACCGATACTGAAAATGCTAATGAAAATATGATAGGCTTTGCGGTGTTTGTTCATAAAAATTCTTTGACGGAGGAATTTCCTCCGCACCAATTAACACCTTGGGCTTTGATTCACCGACCAAAAGAAGAAGTTTGTATTTGGGCTTGGTATGATGTTGAGAATGATGAGGTCGATATTATTCCGTTTGAAGATAACAATTCAACAGAGTTAGATCACGACTTTGTTACCAATTTGATTTTTGAAATTGAAAAGCGTGATAATGAATAAGAAAGAAGAAGAAAGATTGTACCGGGTATTATTTGAAGATAGTGATGAAGAAGTCGGTAGTGAAGTTTATGAAATATACGACATTCTGGAAGAAGTGCTAGAAAATCGTTCACTATTGCCACAAACCATTCGTGTTTTGCATTAGAATGATAACACTATGATTATATTTGACTATCAACAGGTGGCAATATCAAACCTGATGGAACAAATCGGCAGTTCTAAAACTGCCGTAGATGAAGGTCTTGTCCGTCACATGATTTTGAACACCATTCGTACCTATGTGAAGAAGTTTAAAGAATCTCATGGGCCTGAGGTCGTTATTGCTTGCGATAACAAAAACTATTGGCGCCGTGAGATTTACCCTCACTACAAAGCTGGTCGTAAGAAAGCTCGTGATGCTTCTGGTCACGACTGGAATACCATATTTGAATGCCTCAATAAAATTCGTGATGAATTGAAAGTTCATTCGCCTTACAAAGTGATTTCGGTTGATACTTGTGAGGCAGATGACATTATTGCTACCTTAACTCAAAAATATTCAGCATCACAAAAGATTATGATTCTTTCAAGTGATAAAGATTTCGCTCAGTTACAAAAGTTTCCTAATGTTGAACAATTTTCACCAATTCTGAAAAAATACATTAAAGAACCTTTGCCTGCAGCACAACTGAAACAAATGATTATTCGAGGAGATAAGGGTGACGGCATTCCCAACATTCTTTCTTTGGATGATGTGTTTGTTACAGGTGGACGCCAGAAACCAATAACAGAAGCCAAGATTATCAATTGGATGAACCAAGAACCAAGAGAGTTTTGTAACGATGAGATGCTTCGTAATTATTCTCGTAATGAAACTTTAATTGACTTGACCAAAATACCAGAGCGCTTGACCACGGAGATACTACATACCTATGAGAGCGCAAAAGGTTCTTCGAAGCAAGAGTTTATGAATTACATGATTGCGAACCGACTCAAAAACCTGATTGAAGTATTGGATGATTTCTAATGAGTGCAGAAAAATTATATTCGGAAGTATTTAAAGATTTTGGTAATGCTAAAACAAAGGCAGAAAGAATAGCTGTTCTTCAGAAACATGATTCTAAGTCATTTAGAACATTTCTCGTATCAGCATTTAATCCTGCTGTTCAGTTTGATGCTCCTTTGCCGATGACTTATCGGCCAGCGGTTGAACCTGCTGGTTTAAACTTTACTTATTTGGATATGGAAATGCCCAAGTTGTATCGTTTCATTAAAGGTCATCCTCAACGTGATCCAAATTTAACTGATTCTAAAAAGACCGAGTTAGTTCGTGTTATACTAGAATCATTACATAAAGATGAAGCACGATTGATGGTTTCTTTATTGGAGAAAAAAGTAGAAGTAAGGTATCTTACCGTAAACTTAATAAAAGAAGCGTTCCCTGATATTTCTCTTTAATTATGAAAATCGTTATTTGTTCTGGTGGGTTTGATCCAATCCATTCTGGCCATATCGCCTATTTCCGTTCAGCTAAAAGACTTGGAGATACACTTGTTGTAGGTGTAAATTCTGATGCATGGTTAACTCGTAAAAAAGGCAAACCGTTTATGAATTTCAATGAGCGGTTTGAAATCGTTCAATCAATTAAATACGTTGATTATGTTATGTCATTTAATGATGATGATGATTCAGCTATCTTATTGATTGATAATGTAAAGAAAGCCTGGCCACAAGATGAAATTATTTTTGCAAATGGTGGTGACCGTAATACCTCAAACAATCGTGAAGCTGAAGTTAAAGGTGTAACTTTTGCTTTTGGTGTTGGCGGTTCACATAAGATGAATTCTTCTTCTGAAATACTTAAATCATGGAACAATTAAAAGTAGCGGTGATAACACCAACAATTAATTCCGACACATTAGCTAAATGTTTAGTGAGTGTTCGGGATCAAACTTATCAAAATTTAACTCATTACATATTCATCGATGGTGGCGGACATGAAGATATGGTACGAAAGCGATTGTTTAAAACTTCAGCAACACCTAAAACAAAAACCATTGTCTTGGAAGAAAATATTGGCAAGGGTTGGTATGGACATAGAGTTTATGCTGCATGTTCTTTTCTGGTCAACGCTGATATTATCTGTTACCTTGATGAGGACAATTGGTACGAGCCTTGTCATGTTCAAAAATTGGTGGATAAAATCCAATCTGGAAACGATTGGGCTTATTCTTTACGAAAAATATTTAACAAAGATGGAGAATACCTCTGTGACGACAACTGTGAATCGCTTGGTAAATGGCCTGTATATTTTAATAATCAGGTGTTCCATATTGACACCTCTTCTTTTGCCGTTAAGCGTGATGTTGCTGTCCGTATAGGACATGCATGGTACGGTCAATGGGGTGCTGATAGACAATTCTTTTCAAATCTATCGATGCACTTTCCTAAATTTGATTGCACCCACGCACACACACTTTGTTATCGATTAGACGGAAATCCAAATTCTGTTACTAAAGATTTCTTTGACCAAGGTAATAAAGTAATGAAAGAAAAATATGGGGAAAAATTCCCATGGAAAAATGGTAATAACTTACATAACATTAAAATTGGACCAGGGATTGTATTGACAACATGAAAGTAGAAAAAACAAAATTAAATGGTGTTCTATTAATTACACCGCCAGTTATGGCTGAAGATTTTCGTGGCACCAACACGGAAACATATCACTATGATGAATATCGCAAAGCTGGTATTAAAACGAATTTCATTTTAGATTCGATTAGCACTTCTCGCCATAAAGTATTGCGTGGTATTCACGGTGACAAAGTAACGACCAAACTAATTACTTGCTTGCGTGGCAGTATCTATTTTGTGGTCGTTAATCGTGATCCAAGTTCCACTCATTTCAATGAATGGCAATCATTTACACTATCAGACAAGAATCGTTTACAAGTTTTGGTACCACCAAACTACGGTAATGCTCATTTGGTGATGAGCAAAGATTGTGTGTTTTCATACAAGTTAGATGTTTACTATAATCGTGAAAACCAATTTACAGTTTCTTGGAATGACCCATCTATTGGTATTTGGTGGCCGATTGATGATCCTATTCTTTCAGAGCGTGATGCATTGTTATGAAAACAGCATTTGTGACCGGTAGTTCTGGTTATTTGGGTTCACACGTTTGTAAAGAATTAAAAAAAGAAGGATGGAAAGTTTTTGGTTATGATTATCAGCAACCAAAACACGAATATTTGGATATGTGGGAAAATGCCGATATTCGTGATGAGTTATCTTTGTATGGAACTCTGAAGCGTTCTAAACCAAATGTGGTGTTTCATTTCGCAGGCCGTATTGAAGTAGGTCTATCGTTAGAAGAACCAACAGAATTTTACGAAGTGAATTCTGGCGGCACTACAATACTTTTAAATCTAATGAAGCGTTTAGATTTGAACAACATCATTTACTCATCGACCGCCGGCGTATATGAACCAAAAAATAGACCTATCATGGAACCTGATGCTAAGAATTGGGATAACAATCCATATGCAGGATCGAAGTTATGTGCGGAAACAGCTATACGACACTCTGGTTTAAAACACATCATTTTTCGTTATTTCAACCTGGCTGGAGCTGATCCCGAAAATGACATTGGTGAATGCCATGAACCAGAAACCCATTTGATTCCGAAAACTTTTCAAAATCTAAATACTTTTGTTGAAATCTATGGAACAAATTACAATACAGAAGATGGCACCTGCGTTAGGGATTATGTTCATGTCAGCGATGTTGCCAACGCTCACCTTCTTGCTGCCAAACATCTTATGGCAGGCAAAGAATCTCACATACTTAACCTTGGTACCGGTAAAGGTGAATCGGTAGCTTCTATTATTGGTAAAATTGTTCAACTCACAAATGCCCCTATGACAAATGTGGTAACCTTACCAAGGCGTGAAGGTGATCCAGATATATTGGTTGCCGACATTTCTCTTGCCAAAAAGATATTGCAATACCGACCAAAGTATGATATAATGGCAATCCTCGAAACAGCATATAACTGGCACTTAAAACAAAATGGTTAATAAAGATATTCAAAGACATGAAGGGCTTGGCGCCGGTGATATTATTGGCCTTGGTCTACTCAAAAATCATACTTTTGTTCTTAGCGGTGATATTACAGAGGAAAACATCAATGAAGCGCTTCGTTGGTTGATTTATGAAAATACCAGCGATGAAGAAAAAGAATTAACCCTCTATGTGAATTCTACTGGTGGTTTGTTGAATGATGCGTTTGCACTAATTGATATGATGCGACACTCTAAGCATACAATCAAAACAATTGGCTTTGGTAATGTTATGAGTTCCGCTTTCCTTATCTTTGCAGCGGGCACCAGAGGATACCGTTACATCGCTAAAAACGCCAGCATTCTTTCGCACCAATATAGTGATGAGCTGAGTGAATCAAAACACCATGACATTAAATCATTTTCAAAAGAATGTGACAATGTAAATGAGCGTATGGTCAGTTTACTTAAAACTTGCACCGACCTCAATGGTTCTACAATTAAACGAAAACTTCTTCCTGCATCCGATGTTTGGTTAAAGGCTGAAGAACTCGTTGATCTTGGCATTGCAGATCATATTTTATAAGGAGGTTAAATTTTAGAAATGCTAACAGGCGGCAAAAAGTTTCAGAAACCAACAAAAACAAAATTTAAAAAGAACCGTGATAAAGAAAATCAAAATCTTTTTAAATCAAAGCACCACGACAAATCAGTTTATCGTTTGGTAAAACAGGAGAAAGAAGATTATGTCATATAGAGAAGTGCTACTAAAACAAATAGCTGAATTAGAAACAAAGATTGCTACTGATTCTGCTGAAAAAGAAATTTTAGAAAAAGAATTGAATCGCCTTAAACTCGCTGAATATGAAGAAGATTGGCGAGAAACTCTAGAACAGCGCCTCCTACAAGAGGGATGTTAGTTAGTACTCACTAACTTATACTGATTTATACTGTTGTAAAAAAGCAACAGGGGGTATTGACATTTGGCCTCAGCCGTGGTATAATGGTTCTATACTGAAAAACGGCGATTATATTGTGTTTAAAATACTGAAAGAAACAACCGAGTGGATATGTGATTATACTGTTTATAATCATACCTATTTACTTGATCCAAAAAATCGTATTATTGCTTATTATAATGTAAAAGATAAAACGATTCATAAATTAAATTCACCGTATGTCATTGACAAAAAGTACCGCAAATTCGTGGAAACTAAACATGTCGGTTTATCTAAATTAATTCCCAAAGATTATAAAGAAGAACGGCAAGAGAATACAATGCCGTCAGCT